TAATGCTGTTATTACAAATTCAGAGGGACTTTACCACGTAGGTGTTTCTACCTTTGCTTCAGTTATTAATGCAAATAATGGAATTAATTTAACAGCTTCTGATAATAAGAGTATATTATTAGGTGTAGATGAAGAAATGCGTATAAGGCATACGGGTAGTAATTCGGAAATAACTGACGAAGGGACAGGATCTCTACGATTAGGTGGAGATCAAATAGTAATAGGTAATGCTACTTTTAGTGAAAATAATGCAGTCATTAAACAGGGAGCAGCAGGATATGTTACATTAAAGCAGAATGGAACCACAAGATTTCAAACCACAAGCACTGGAGTTGTCGTAACGGGAATCCTAACTGCAACATCATTTAAAGATGCTAATGGAAATACGATTGGTGGTGGCAGTGGAGGTGTAACAGTTCAAGATGAAGGTTCTGCTTTATCCACAACTGCTACAACACTTAATTTTGTAGGTTCGGGTGTTTCGGCAAGTGGTACTGGTGCAGTAAAAACTATTACAATTGCTGGTGGTGCTTCTCAAGATGTCTTCAAAACAATAGCAGTTTCTGGTCAAGATGATGTAGTTGCAGATAGTGCAACAGATACATTAACATTAGTTGCTGGTTCTAATGTAACAATAACCACAGATAATTCAGCAGATTCAGTAACGGTGGGTGTTACCACAGAACAAGTTCAGGATATTGTTGGAGCGATGTTCTCAGGAAACACTGAAACAAACATTACTGCTACCTACCAAGATTCTGATGGAACAATAGATTTAGTTGCTTCAGGTGGTGGTGGAGGAGGAGGTTCAGGTCCAGATTCAGTAATCATGGGAATGATATTCTAAATAGAAATAAGGAGATAAAAACATGGCGGCACCAAATTTAAAAAGTCCAACAACTATCACTGGAAAAACTGCAAGGGCAGGAATAACAACTACAGCAGCTGTTGGCATCATTACTAATGCTGGTTCTAGTGGTAAAGTATTAAAAATAAATTCAATATTTGCAGCAAATATTGATCCAGTAAATCCTGTAGATGTAAGTGTATCTGTATATGATGGATCTAACGACTATTATATTGCATCAACAATTTCCGTTCCTATAAAAGCAACCCAAATAATTTCTCAAAAAGATTCATACTTTTACTTGGAAGAAGGAGATCAATTAAGAGTAATTGCAGGTGCTGCGAATGATCTCAACATCGTTGTTGGTTATGAGGATATATCATAATGTCTGTATCAAGAGGACTCATATCTGGAGAGGCAAAAGTTCATTTAAGAACTTCGGGAATGTATGACAGTAATGATAATGTAAGAATTGCTAATATCACAACTAACGGTCTAGATGGACTAGGGCTTATGGTTACAAATTTAGTACCTAATGTACAAACTGCACCATATGATTTTGCTTGGTCTAAAGACGGATATCATTTATACGTTGCACAAGCTGGAGATTATATAGTACATTATACTGTTACTATACCATTTACTAATACTGGTAAAACTCAAGTAGAAAGTTTCAATATTTTAACTTATGATAGTAGTAATTATGCTTTTGAAGTGAGTCCTGATGGGAAATATTTTTATGGAGGTGGTGCAGACAGAGACGGTATATTCATGTTTTCAACGACTGTTCCATATTATATGACAGATGGTACCTTAACTGAAGCTACTAGTCGAACCACTTTTGCTTTTGGATACAATCAATTTAATATGTTTTTAGATAATATTTATAGTCTAGGTAGTGAAGATGCTGCAGTACAATCAATGACATTTAATGGTGATGGTACGAAGATGTATTTGATTGGAACATCTGATGATTATATCCAACAATTCACATTATCAACGCCATATAAAATTGGAGATGCACACGCTAATTCAGCATATGATGGTTATTACTCTGTCGGTGGTGATGGTCTCAGTGCACCAATGGCTATGAGGTGGAATAATAATGGAACTAAGTTTTTTGTCGTAGACCTAAATTTAGATGCAGTAGTTGAGTATAGTGTATCAAATGCATATGATGTAACAACTGGAACGATAACTGAGGGAACAAATTTTTCAGTCTCTTCATACGAGACTGCTCCAACTGATGTTGCATTTAATGCGGATGGAACAAGGATGTTTGTTCTTGGAGATGCTGGTAATGATATCAATGAATGGACTTTAAGCACTGGATTTGATTTATCATCAACTGTTACCTATGTTACAGCTACATCAACAGGAACGAGCAACCCACGATCTTTTGATTTTAGTCCTGATGGTACATTTATGGCGGTAGTCGATTGGTACGCTGATACTCTAAGAGGATATACTCTGAGCACTCCATTTGATGCATCAACAATTTCTTTAACACAATCCATTGACCTGACTGCAACAGAAAATAGTACCACCGCCGCCACTGCTGTAAGGAATCTTTGGCTTACTCCATCTGGATGTAGATTTAATGGTGATGGAACCTCAATTACAATTTTGGATAGATACAGCAGCTCGTTTGATAAAGCAGTATCCGTACCATTAGTAATACCATATGATGTAAGAGGTCTTGCTGATGGTTGTCTTAATACTAAAGCAGAAGGAAGTGACTATCCCTTTGCAATAAGATTTAATCCTGATGGGACTAGAGTTTATATCATGGATTCAACTGATGACAAAATATATCAATGGGCTTTACATACACCATATGTTCTGGGAAGAGGAGCATTGACTGCCGTTTTTGAGGGTTCTTCATCTGTTTTAAGTACTCCAGACCCCATTCCTAGAGCTTTTGATTGGACACCTGATGGAAGAGGTATGTTTGTTACAGGTGGTAATAATGACACAATTTATTATTATACTGTTGAAACACCATTTGACGCCACTAGTACATTAACATATGTAAGTGTTTTTGATGTAACATTTCTTGAAAATTATCCACAGGCAATGCGTTTAGTTAACGCTCATAGTAAAAATGATGGTGGATATAAACTTCAGTTTATAGGAACTGGTTCTGATGATATTTTTGAATATGACATAAATTACTAAATTTTCCACATTCATATCATAATTTTTTATGATATAATCGTAATAATAAATATAATTTTAGGAAGCATATGAACTTTGCAGTCTATTCAAAAGAGGGATGTCCATATTGTGAAAAGATAAAAAAAGTTTTGACCTTGACAAAACTTAAGTATGTGGTGTATAATTTAGATGAACATTTTGATAAAAAATCATTCTACGATGAATTTGGAGAGGGAACCACTTTTCCACAAGTCGTAGTTGATGGTCAAAAACTAGGAGGTTGTATTGACTCAATCAAGTTCCTCAGAGAAAAAAAAGTTATCAACGTCTGAGATAAATAGAAACGATCTCAAGGTCAATCGTGGTGTTGAGCTCATACTTAAAAAACCAAAGAAAGGAGGTGTTACTGTGAGTACAGAACTTATTACAATCGTTACACTTCCGATAGCATTCTTACTATTTTCTGTTGGTGCTGTGACTGGTTGGTTAATCAGAGACTACATGATGAATTATCAAGAGATACCAAGACCTCATCCAGAAATGTTTGATGAAAATGGGAACTTAGTTCCTGATGATATTGTCGCATTTAGATTTGAAAATTATGACAACAACGAAGAAGACGACGACTAGTAAACCCAAAAAGGCAAGAACAGTCACAGTCAAAAAACCAGTGAGTTTAGACTTGCCGAAAAATCCTTTTATGTTTGAGATATTAGATTTAATATCAAAACAAAGAACCAAGGCAAAAAAGATTGAAGTTCTTAAAAAATATGAAGAGATTTCTTTGAAAATAATTTTGATTTGGAATTTTGATGAAAGTGTGATAAGTGTTCTTCCACCTGGCGAAGTTCCATATACTGGATACGATGATCAAAATGCTTATTCTGGAGGTGTAAGTGGTAAAATTTCTGAGGAAGTTAGATCCATGCATGCCAAAGGTAATTTTTCATTAGGAGTTAGTGATGGACAGGGACACACCACAATTCGAAGAGAATCAAAACATTTTTATCGTTTCATAAAGGGTGGTGATGATGGTTTAAATAATCTTCGTAGAGAAAGTATGTTTATTAATATATTGGAGGGTTTACATCCTTTAGAGGCAGAAATTGTAATATTATGTAAGGACAAAAAATTAGGTGATTCTTATAAAATTACAAAAGATATAGTTGCGGAGGCATATCCTGATATTAAATGGGGAGGTAGATCTTGACTAAAACTGTTTGGACTCCTCAAGAAAAAGATGGACTAAAGCAAAAATATGGATGTGAAATATTAGTAGAGAGAGCAAAAAAAGATCAATTAAATAGCACACAATTTCCATCTGATTCTTACATTGTAGAATATAAAATAGATGGTGAAACTTTCTTTGATTTAAGTCGAGGTACAAAAGTTACTTTGTTTGATATGTATTATGATAAATTTAAAAGTCAATTGGTAAATATCGATTATGGAAAAGGAAATATTAAACCTGCGTTGTGGATGTATCAGAAACCAAAGGAAAAGAAAAAGAGAAGATAATATAAAATTGTAACAGAAATTACAAAACTTCTTGACTATATAGTGTGGGTATGCTAACATACCTTTACGTTCATCCAGATGATAGAACTCACACTACTGGCATCACTCCTTACTGAACATAATGCTTCCCACTGGGAAATGTCTTGTTCGGAATGGAATCGAAACAGAATTGAGATACTTAGTGATAAGAATCTTAACTCTGATGCTCACGAGTATCTTATAGATTACTTGAGAACTAAGGTGTCAGATGATTGTGATGCTTATATCATCGGACGCAAGTAAGCCGACTCGGAACGGGTTCGTTCATCCTTATGTACCACATTCTTCTTAGTCTAATAGCAATTGGAGCACCACTTGATTGTGAGCATGCTGCTGAACTAATAGACACTGCAAGAAATAATCCTAATAAATCTGAGCAATTGGAAATAACAAGGGTTGTGGTAGCACATACTGATCCAGTATGTTTTAAATCTAAGGACGCAAAAGCCGACTGAAGGAACGGGAGTAAAAACCCCTACTACTTACAGGAGAAACCAAATGGCACAAGTCACATACCGTGGTGTCGTATATGACACTGACAGAAACAAAGGAAAGCAGACTAACAAGGTCGATCTAACTTACCGTGGTGTAAGACAAGAAAAAGAACTTACAAGTATTAAATGATTGAAACTCTAGAGATTTGTTTGGCATCTGCCATCTTTCTCACAATCATAACTGCTGAAGTCAAGTTTCTGTATGGAAAATAAAATGAAGGGGTTGATCCCCTTCTTTTTTATGCTATAATAAATAAAATGAAAATCTTATGAATAAAAACAACCTCAAAAAACTCATAATGGATTTAGAACGTGCCGTGTCTGAGTTAAAGGCTGAAGTTTATTCTGATGAAAGTTCTTATCTTTCATATGAAAATTATGAAAAACTTAAAGATGAAAATGATCCATCACTTGATTACAGTCAAATTTTTGAGGATGACGAATGAGATCTAAAAAAGTTTTACACGCACTTAAAAAAGCTCTTCAACAAGATTATCTGTATGATGAAAATGAATTAAAGTATATGAGAGAACAATTGCTTATTTTGGAGGATGAAGTGGAAAATAATAGAAAACAACAATCAAGAGGATTTGGTCAATGACCGTTAATCTAATAAGCATCACACCTGATGCAGAGAAAACGATGGCACATATTGCCAGAGTTTCGAATCCAGACAATCAAGATAATCCAAACTATGCAGGATTATTGAAGTATTGTATTAAGCATAACCATTGGTCTGTGTTTGAGCAATCATCAATGACACTTGAGATTGAAACAACTCGTGCAATTGCAGCACAAATTCTAAGGCATCGTAGTTTTACTTTCCAAGAATTTTCTCAACGATATGCAAAGAGTAATGAATTAGGTGAGATTGAATTGCCAGAATTGCGTAGACAGGATAAAAAGAATCGTCAGAACAGTATAGATGATCTTGATGCGAAGGTTGTTGATAAATTGAATCGTCAGATGATTACTTTGTTTAGTTCTGCTCAGAGTCTTTATAATCAAATGATTGAAGAAGGAGTGGCAAAAGAATGTGCTAGAATGGTATTACCACTTTGTACTCCTACAAAGATCTATATGACAGGTTCTTGTCGTTCTTGGATTCATTATATTAATCTAAGATCAGCACACGGAACACAA